AAAAAGAAACAGGAAAGGCTATGGCTAAAGCACTGAGACTGAAAGCACAATTAGAGAGACAGAAGAAAGAGGATGCAAAATGGATATAGGAAAAGTTAGGTTAATTGAAGGGATGGGTTGGTTACTAAGATGGGACGAACCAATCAACTGCCATAAATGCGGTAAAGCCATAGCACCTCCTTTCTATTGGTGCAAACAGTTTAAATTAGCTTTTTGCAAAGATTGTGAAAGATCTCATGGTGGCAATCTGTGCCATACCATGCAAAAGGAACATATACATTACAATATAATGGAGGTACAGAAAGATGTCTGATAAAAGTAATAAAGAATTTTGGTTAGAGAAGTGTAGAGAATTAGAACATGATCCTAGAAAATGTCTTAAATGTGCAGCTAGGTTTGTAGAAAGATGGAACTTTGCACAAATGGAGGATTAGAAAATGAATGAGATTATCTGGATACCAGTAGGCGTACTAATAGGAGTAATTACATTCCTATGTTGTTTGATAGCTATTAAAACAGTATTAAAAATGCTAAAATGAAAATAGAAAATATAGTATTAACACTCTGGAGCCTATTTTTATTAATAATAATCTTAGCAACACTAACAAAATTATGGTAAGACCTAAGTACTCAAAAGAATTTGGTAAAAATAAAGATATAAGGGAATATGATGAAAAAGAACCTAGAGACAGAAGTGAGTAAGGTAGTTGTAAGTTGTATTTACACATCTGGGCTGAGGTATGGCTGGCTAAAGAATGAAATCATGTACTGTGGTTGCTCTTTAGAGTGTCCATACCAGAGAGATTCCCCAGATGAGAGGCCTTACTGTGGAGTAAACTATGAAATCAGAGATAGAAGTAAGGAAAGCACTTAAATTTGCTAGAACTGTCCAAGATAAAAGAAGTATATGGGCTTTTACTTGGGTGTTAGATGAATTAGAAGAAGGATGGGAGGAAAATTTAGATGAAGATGCAATTGGACCCCTGGCAGAAGAAGTTCCTAGAGACTAAAGGAGATAAAATCCTTAACACAGGGCGTCAAGTAGGAAAAACAGTTACATGTAGTAGGGACGCTGGAGAATATGCAATTAAGAACAAAAATAAAACAATTCTTATGATTGCACCTACTGAAAGACAAGCATACAATCTTTTTGAGATGACTCTTAACTATATTTTAGAAAAAAATCTTAAATTAGTGTGTAAGGGCAAGGATAGACCTACAAAAACAAAGATATTTTTGAGAAATGGTACTAGAATCCACTGTTTACCAGTGGGTTTAGCTGGATTGGGAGTTAGAGGACTAACAGTTCATAAGTTATACGCTGATGAAGCTTCTAGAATCCCTGAAGAAGTATGGTCTGCAGTTACTCCAATGTTGTTAACCACTGGAGGTAACATGATTTTGCTATCCACTCCAGCAGGAAAACAAGGATATTTCTATGATTGTTGGATAAATAAAGATAATGCCTTTGATTCATTCACTAGATTTGAAACAAATTCAGAAAAAGTAATGAAAGAAAGACCTATTTGTAAGTCATGGACTGAATTTCAGAGAGAAGGGGCCCTTAATGCCTTAAAACAAGAGAAAGCAAGAATGACTTCTCTAATTTATGCTCAAGAATATTTAGGATTATTCCTAGATGATCTAAGACAATTCTATCCAAATGACTTGATTAATAAAGTTTGTTGTCTCAAAAGACAAGAATTTTACCCTTCCAACAAGTATCACCTCGGAATTGATGTTGCAAGAATGGGGGAGGATGAATCTACTTTCGAAATCATTGAAGCAATTCATAAACGAAAACTGAAACAAGTAGAAAATATAGTAACAAAGAAAACATTACTTACTCAAACCGCAAGAAGAGCCATAGAATTGAATAGGAAATACAATTTCAATGGAATACTTATAGATGATGGAGGGATGGGGGTTGGTGTATTTGATATGCTCCTAGAAAATCCAGAAACCAAAAGAAAAGTAAAAGCCACAGGGTCTATGCAAAGACCTTTAACTAGAGATGAGAAAAAGAAAAAGAAAGTTGTCAAAGAAGATATGCATAACAATCTATTGGGATTAATGGAAAGAGGAGAAATACAATTACTTGATGATGAAGAAATAAAACAATCACTTAGATCTATACAATTCGAGTACCTTAGCGAAGGAAAGATAAAAATTTGGGGGACTTATGCGCATATTGTAGATGGAATCATCAGAGCTGCATACTCAGCAAAAACAAAAAGATTAAATATCTGGATAGCTTAACATATATTATGGCTGATACAGGAATTTTTGCAACAACTGAGGAAGTTCAAAGGAAAGTAGGAGATAATGCCAGTGCAACTTCAAACACAGAAGCTTATATTAACCAATTTATGACTGAAGCTGAAAGTGTAATAAATGCAGTAAGTAGGTATAATTGGAGTGATGCTTATTCGGGGTTAAACGCGGATGTTAAAGGTATATTGAAATTGGCTGCATCAAATCTAGCTGCCATTTATGTGATAAATTATGATATGGACTCTCTACCTACAATGAGAGAAGCTGAAAATAGAGTAAATGTACTTTATGAAAACTACCAGTTAGCGATTGGATTATTAAGGGAACAAGCACAAAAGAAATTTATACAAGATGCATGACTTTAAGAAATTTCCAGAACTCACAAATGAGCAATTAAGCAAATATTACTTTCAAAGTCCCCATAAGCAAATAACAAGAAGTTTCACGGCGAAAGTTGTTAAAGTAACTGATGGGGACACAATAAGAGTACAATGGAGTGAAAGGGATTTTGATTTTCCCATAAGGATAGCAAATATAGCTGCTCCAGAAAAAAATGAAGATGGTGGAAAAGAAAGCCAGAGTTGGTTAGAAGAACAAATATTGGGAAGGGAAGTATTAATAGAAATAAATCCTAACAATAGAGTAGGGAAGTGGGGAAGATTGATTGGATACGTTAGAAGTATGGGAATGGATGTGGGAGAACAATCTGTAAGGATGGGATTTAGTGTCTCATGGGAATTTAGGGGAAGGGATTTCCAAGTACCAACATTAGAAACAGTGTTAGGGAGCTCATAATGGCATTAATCAACAGAACATATGGAGAAAGTGAAGATACACGAGCATTTATTACTGGAGATTGGATGAATATAATCTATCAATCAGGATTAACTACTACTCTGGACGGAGGATGTTCTCAAACAGGACCAATTTCTGATGCTTATGATTATGGAAGTACAAATTATGTAACTTTAGATTGGACTGATACAGGTGGAGAATCTACTTTTAAATATGATTTAGGTGAAAAAAGACAAATAAAAAATGTTACTTGTTCTTGCGGACCAACTGGAACTCAAGCAACAACATATACAGTTAAGATACAAGGGTCTAATGATGATTCCTCATGGGACGATTTAGCAACTGCTACGGGAAGTAAAGGTGCAGGAGTTACACTTTACGAAGATCTCACATCAGGAGAATGTAACTACCATTATATAAGATTCTATTTTGATAGTGTACAAACAGCATCAGCATCATCATCAGGATTTCAAATTTACAACTTAGGAATATACATATGAAACAAACACCAAAAACAGGACCAGAAAGAGATAAACTTCAAGCTGAAATTTATGATTTACTATCCGAATTAATATCTAAACAAACCGAAACAAATAATAAGTTACAAGACATAGCAAATAATACAGGAAAATAAAATGGGACAGTTTGATATAACAAATGCAAGCACAAGTGACCTAACAAATGCTCAAGATGATTATTCTGTAAGTCCTATGGAGACAGATGGACCTACAGGTGCACATGAAACAGAATACATTAATGAAAACTGGTCTCAATACTTAGGTTACTACAAAACAATTCCAGAAATAAGAGCTGTAATTGATGCTAAAGCAAGATGGTCTGTTGGAAAAGGGTTTAAAGCTAGAGATGCTTTAATGTTTATTATTAGCGGGATGACTGGATTAGGGAAGGAAGGGCTTAACACAATTCTAGAAAATATGATTAGAACATATCATATTGGTGGAGATGCTTTTGCAGAAATTATAAGGGATGAAGAAGGAACACTAACTAATCTAAAAGTGTTAGACCCTGGAACAATTAAAATTATAGCAAATAAAGAAGGAAAAATTATTCGATATGAACAAGTTTCTAAAACAAACCCTAAAGCAGACCCAGAGAAATTCAAACCTGAAGAGATCTTCCACTTAATGAGAAATAGAGTAGCTGATGAAATCCATGGAATTAGCCTTGTAGAAGCTTTAGAAAAAATCATCTTATCAAGAAATGAAGCTATGGACGATATGAAAATATTAATGCATAGACACGTAAAACCTATATTTATATTCCATTTAGATACTGACGTCCCGTCAGAAATTGCCTCGTTCAAAGCTGAACAGGACGCTGCATTCGCAGAAGGTGAAAACATATATGTTCCAAAGGATGCCGTAGTTCCTGAAGTGCTGGCAGTAGCAGCAAATGCGACACTTAATCCACTGCCATGGATACAACAACTAGATATGTATTTCTATCAAGTAGCAAATGTGCCAAAGGTAATCGTAGGCGGATCTAATGAAATGACTGAAGCAACAGCAAAGATTGTATATTATGCTTTTGAACAAACTGTATCTGAAGAGCAAATGTACCTTATGGAGCAGTGTAATATGCAATTAGGAATGGATATTCAATTAGAGTTCCCAGCTACACTTCAAAATGATTTAATTTCAGATAAAAATAAATCAGAGAGTATGCAAGCAACTACTCCTGAAGATACAAGTATAACTAATGTAGGAGTTGGTCCAAATAGCAGCAGACCTTAGTATTAGGAGAGGTGGAAAAGTTTATACTTTTAAAAATCCATCAGAAAGTTTAAGAGCTAGATATGCGGATGAAGCGTTAACTAGGACTAGGGAGAGTGGTAGAACTGAGTTTAGTACTAGTCCAAATTCTTATGTCCCTCCCACCCCTTCCGGTAATGTGCAATCTTCTCCGACTAGCCCAAATATGTCTATGATGCAAAGTCCGATGCCAACATCAGCATCACCAACACAAACTACAGACCCTAGTCTTTTAAGCACACAAACTGCTGGATTATATGGTCCGGTACAACAACCAGAGCAAAATTATACTCCTGTTCAACAAGATAATAATAAAGTATTTGGTCAAGGTTATATTGATACTGGAAATATTCCAGGAATAAAACAAATAAAAGATTTCTTAGGTACATCTGGCGGACCTCAGAGTGAAGCAGGGTTTGGATTAGATGTTGCGACAATGGGTGGAGCGGGTGTTGTAGGGAAACTTGGAAAAGCAGGTGCAAAAGTAGCGACTGAAGCTGGAGAAAAAATAGCATCTACTACAATTAAACAAGGAGATGAAATTGTTAAATTAACTTCAAAAATATTGAAACAAAGACAATTAGATAAAGCAGTAAAATACGCACAGAAGTTTGGTCTTGATGCAAAAAAAGCAATTAGTGATGTAGAAAAAAAAGTAATAAATAGAGGAGCAAGAGATGCAGCAAAAGAATTCAATTGGAAAAAACATGGTTGGAAAGCGTTAGCTGGTGCAGCTACTGGTTTATTTATTGGGGGGAAGTTTGCAGAAGCAGACGCTCAAAAGAATTGGTTAGTTGCAGATAACATTATGACTACATCTTCAATGGCTGCAAGAGATAGTGCAAGTGATGCGCAATATGGAACAATGAGTAAAGCAGATGCTCTAACAATAATCAATGAACAATATGATGTAGTTGAAGGGTTAAAAGATACCATCGAAACATCAGCAACATACAATCCTTATATGTGGTTTGTAGGAAAATATTATCAACAACAAGTTGACACTCAATTAGATGCAATAGCTAGATACAGAGATCAAGTAAATGCATTACCAGAAGATAATGAAGGACCTACAATCGAATATGATGAAGATGGAAACATAGTTACTATGGGCTCATTCTTATTGGATCAACAATTAGCTCTTGAAAGACAAGCTGAAGCTGATGAAGCAGAAAGATTGGCTTATGAAGAATCTGCAGATAGACAAAGATTATTAGATCAAATGAGAGATGCAGAAAACCAGCAATACTGGGCAGAATATGCAGAAAATCAAGAAAGGTTAGCAGCTGAAGAAAGAGAATATTGGGCTGCAAGGGATGCTGAACAAGCTAGACTTGCAGAAGAAGAAAGATTATATTGGGAACAAGTAAGAGAAGAACAAGAACAATTAGCTAAAGAAGGATATTCAAGTAATTTAAGATTAGGTGGTTTATTATAATGAAAGATGAAACATTATGTGCCATTGTGGCTGCAGCAGGAATAACAATTGTAGGGTCTATTTACTTATTGATGGGACATAACTCGGTAGGTTTTACAGTAATAATGATGGCATTAGCAGGTATAGCGGGAGTGATTTTGCCAACTCCAAAAATATTTAAGAAGAGGTAAATAAAATGAACGAAGGAAATCAAGATGAAAAAAAAGAACAAACAAATAAAGTTCAAGAGACACAAGAAGAAAAACAAAACCCTATTGATGAAGCTAAAAAAGTCCTGGAAGAAACTAAAAAAGCAACTGAACTTATGAGAGAAGAAAGAAAACTTTTAGAAGAATCCAAAGCAAAAGCTATCTTAGCTGGAAGAGCTGAAGCAGGGTCTGTTCCCCCAAAGCCAAAAGAAGAAACTCCTAAAGAATATGCAGAAAGAGTAATGAGAGGAGACTTCAACAAATGATAGAAGACAAAAAAATTGGCATGAAATGGGCTGAAAGTGAAGAAGAAGCATGGGCAATAGATACCATTAAGGCTTCTAAAGAGCAAATTAAGCAATATTATAGGATGATTGATTTGACTCAAAATACTATAAAATATCTTGAAACTAAGGTAAAAAAACCTAAAAAAGATAAAAAAGAAAAAGCCAGCTAAAAAGATACTTTTAAATATTTCTTTTACTTCTTATATTTCATGGCAGATGAAACAACCTTATACGTAGAACTTGAACCGCCAGTCTCGTTCACTTGTGCAGACGGCACAGGTATTGAAAAAGGAGCATTATTAACTCTTTCTGACCCTATGACTGTGGCTACAACCACAGGGGACACTGATGCTATTATCGGAATTGCAGCAGAAGAGAAAATAGCTTCTGATGGCAAGACAAAAATAGCAGTATACTTGAGAGGCATCTTCAAAGGTGTAGCCGGTGCAGCAGGAACAACAGCAGGACAAGCATTAATCTCAGATACTGGAACAGGTACAGCTAATGAGTTAGTAAATGCTGATGTAAATTCAGAACATCTTGTTGGTAGAGCCTTAGAAACAGCAACTGATAGACAAACGTTCTTATTCTTACTAAGTCCGTTCTCAGTTAACCTAGCATAGGAGGATAAAAATGGCAGATACAGCAGGTCAAGCGGACATCAGAGGTATTTTTATTCATAAGTTAGTTGAAGGTTTCGCAGAAGAAGGTATGATTCTAAAAAAATATTGTAGAGTATCAAAAACCTCTGCAAGAGAAATTAGATGGTATCAAAAGACAGCAGGATTCTTAACAGGTCCAACTACAACTGCAATAACAACATCTGGAATTGCTAACACAGCAACCAAAGCATTGCCAGTAGTAGCAGAACCAAGTTACACAAGAAACACATCTTACGTAAAGAAATACATGGTTGAATCTCCATTAATTATGGAAGAAGACCTTAAAGATTCTGACCCAGATGTGTGGGCTGACATTTTAAGAGACTTAGTTCGAGCAGTTAATTACCAAGTAGATGCAAGAATCTACGCAGTAATGGAAGCAAGCGGATGTCAAACCGGTGCTGCAACAGCAGACGGATGGGATGACACAGCGACTGGAGATCCAATTAAAGATCTTACTACTGCAGAACAAGCAATAAGGGCATACAGTTATGAAACAGATAGAAAAGTAGCATACATGAACTCAATCGAGTACAAAAATCTAGTAAACTATGTGATCTCTGTAAAAGGATCAAGTTTCCCAGGATTCTCAAGTGAGAAAGTTAAATCTGGAAAACTAATGGAGCTAGTTGGTTGGGATATTGTAGTTTCAGAAAACGCAACTACAGACCAATGTGTATGTTTTATACCTGACAAAGCAGTTACATGGAAAGAATTTATGCCTTTAGGTTCAGCAGTAATTGATGACCCTGGAATTGGTAAAAAATTCAGATGTTGGATAGAAGGAGAAGCTATCAGACCAAATCCAAATGCAGTCTACAAAATTACTGATACGGTGGTATAACTATGACAGTAGAAACTTGTTTGAAATGGGCAGCGTACTTCAATGCTCCGGGGGATTATCAAGATCTCCCGAAATCTTCTTTTTATTTGGAGCGAGCTAAAAGAAAATTAGAAAAACATACTAAGAAGTACTCTGGAAAAAAGATAGAAGGTTTTAAATTGGTTGACGATGTTCAACCAAAACCTAAACCAAAAACTAAAGAGGTGAAATCTAATGGCAAGAAATCAAAGGGATGAACCTGTTCATGCGGTGATTACCGATTCAACTGACACATCAGCTTCAGATCAAAAAGCAGCTCCTAATGCTTGTATTGATGCATTACAACAAGCAGGTGTAGTGGGGTACTCATAATGGCAGCAGGAGATTTAACAGCAAGTACTCCAGTATATTGTACAGGAGCTACAGCAGTAAAAACTGCAATTGACGCATTGAACCTTGCAGCAACTACTGATTTTTTATTCGTAGTTCCAGTTGAAGGTAGAGATGATACATATTTAGTTTTCAAAGTTGAAAGAGCAGCAGCATAAAGATGGCAGCAGGTGACTTAACAGCAACAAAAGGAACAATGTCGGAAAGAATTTGTTCTGTATTTGATGGAGTAGATGATAATATATTAGTTACATCTAATGATCAATTAAATATGGGGACTGAAGATTTTTGTATTAGTTTTTGGATCAATAATAATCAAGCTATATCTGATGATGTAGTAAGTAAAAGATCTGGAAGTGGACCTGCAGATCCTGGAATGATATTAGGAGTTGCTGGAAATGGAAAATTCTTTGTAGAAATAGAAGATGATTCATTAAATGAAGTAGCTCTTCTTACTGCTGGTGATGCTAGAACTGGAACATGGAATCATATCGTTTATTTATTCGATAGAAGTGGAAATGTTAGTACATACGTAAATAATAGTTTAGATGGAAATACAGCAGATATATCTTCAGTAGGAACTATAAGTAATGCAGTTAATTTGTACATTGGTAGAAATGGTGTCGCTGCTAGAATTTACGAAGGAGGTATCAGGGATGTAAGAATCTATAAAGGAACTCTATTAACTGCAGCTCAAATAGATGATGTATATAATGGAAAAACCTCTTCTGCTGATGAAGGATTTTTAGTTGGAAGATGGAAATTAGAAGATGATTACACTGATTCCTCGACGTGGGGAAATGATGGAACTAACACAGGATCTTACCTTACAAACACTGGAGCAAAAAAAGTTCTAGCAGATATGAATGATTTGAATTTAGCAGCTACAACAGATAAACTTATCTGTGTGGGTATACCTGGAAGAGATGGCTTATTTAGAACTTGGAAAGCTGAAAGGGAAGCATAATGGTAAAATATTTTATAAGAACTGAAGAAACAGATAGTAAAACCTCAGAAGTAATCAGTTCTACAGAAAAAGAATACGATAATTTAGAAGAGTTAAAGAAAAATTTAAAAGAAGGAGAGAAGGTTCACATCTGTAGACATGATGAAGGTGAACCTTGTACATTAGAATGAGTATCTCTGGAACACTAAAAACTAGAGCAGTAGCCACAAGATATCCAGTTACTTCTGGACTTACTGCAGAAACAACTAAACAAACTGGTAGGACAACTAATTTAGTACCTGCTAAAGGTTCTCTTGTTTCAAGAAAAACTAAAGTAGGGCTTTGATTCTATAATTCTATACAGCCGCTCAAACGCCGCGGGGGCTATGCCCTCCGGGCAGATAGAATGGCGCAATGTCTCAGGCTGCGGTGCAGACCAGCGCGGTAAAGCTTTCCCCTACGGGTCGCTTCGCTAAAGCTTTACAGGCTGGTAAACCTGAGCCAGCCCATCTAAACCTTACTCAAATAATAATGAAAATTTTATTTCCCAAGGTAAACCTATAAGGAAATAAAATTTCCTTTCTATATTGTTAGTTCTGGATAGCAGAAGTCTATCGGAACAGGAGAAAACAAAATGGAAAAAAGAATAAAAATAAATACAAAAATCTTAACAAAAGAGATTAGAAAGAAAAGAAATGGAGAACAATATCCAGTGTTCCATACAGAAGACAAACAAGAGATTAGTTGTTTTGAAGCTGATCAAGAACAAGCATTGGACAAAGTATTCGGAAAGAGTATTGAGCTAGAAATAGGTATCAATAACACTAATGGAAAAGAATACAAAAATGTAAGAGGATTTCCTAAGGTTTTAGGAGAACCTTCAACTGAAAGAATAACTGAATCAGCTCCTAGCATAGTTGAACAAGCAAAGAAAGCATTAGTTGAACCTACAGATAAGGTTGATGACTTTGGATGCAAGTTAAGATACAAACAACTAGCTACAGGTAAATTGGTTATTGAAGTGTGTGGTTGCAAGTTAAAAGATGCAGAACAGACAAAGATTGAGTCTGACAAGCTCTTAGAACACGCCCTAGCTAAACTGAAGGAGGTTAATACCTCTCTTCAGGGGGTTGCACAATGAGTTATACAACAGACTACATAATAGAAATGGATAGAAGGGGTTGCAAATGCAATTCCTTCACATGCAAGTGTGGTAAAATGCAAGGCTATAAGCCAAGGAGGTCTAAAGAATGAAATACTTTCTTCAAGGCGTAGTCGTAGGTTTAGCCATAGTAGCTATTATCTATATTGTGGGAATACTGGCTTCATAAGCCATTATTCTCTTTTTTTTATGCTACCGCTGGGTTAATGATGACTCTTCCAGGGAAGAGTCTGCAAAGCTTTGCAGGTGCACAAAGCTTTTATAGTAGTATGACTTAGTGATTTGTATACAAATCACTAATTCTTAGCACAGCAATGCTTGCTGTGAACTACAATGCAGGCAATAGCGTCCCTGGAAGCTCTGCAATGGGCGAATGGGCATAGGGCAGGCTTAGCTAGCTAGCTAAGCAGTCGTGCTAGCAGAGGTGCTAGCACTCTGGCGGAGCTAAAGCTCCGCCCTCAGAAAGGCTTTACCAATATCTATAGCGAGTACTATCTTTATCTTACAAGCTTTACTACCGACTCAGCAGGCAAATTTTAAAAAATATTATAACTAAGCAGGACACCCCATGGTTTCCTATGGAAACCAGCAAGCAAGTAAATAGTATACTATAGAAAAGCTTATATAGATGTATATATATATACTCATATAGTAGGTAGGAGGCAACAAGCGATGATCAAGAAAAATAAGATGGTAAGTATTGATATTGAAGTATATTATATGTTACAAGAAAAGAGAATAAACACTTCAAAGATAGTTAATGATTATCTGAGGGAATATCTCAAGATAAAGGATGACGAAAAGAAATCTCTATTAGTTTTAGAAAAAGAAACAGGAAAGGCTATGGCTAAAGCACTGAGACTGAAAGCACAATTAGAGAGACAGAAGAAAGAGGATGCAAAATGGATATAGGAAAAGTTAGGTTAATTGAAGGGATGGGTTGGTTACTACGATGGGACGAACCAATCAACTGCCATAAATGCGGTAAAGCTATAGCACCTCCTTTCTATTGGTGCAAACAGTTTAAATTAGCTTTTTGCAAGGATTGTGAGAGATCTCATGGTGGAAATCTCTGCCATACTATGCAAAAAGAACATATACATTACAATATAATGGAGGTACAGAAAGATGTCTGATAAAAGTAATAAAGAATTTTGGTTAGAGAAGTGTAGAGAATTAGAACCTGATCCTAGAAAATGTCCTAAATGTGCAGCTAGGTTTGTAGAAAGATGGAACTTTGCACAAATGGAGGATTAGAAAATGAATGAGATTATCTGGATACCAGTAGGCGTACTAATAGGAGTAATTACATTC